CAATCAGGGGCTCGGCGCGATCCGCCAGCAGCAGCAGGTCAACCGCAAAAATGCGCTGCTGGAAGAACAGATGGCATTGCGCAAGCAGCAGATGGAGCGGGCAGATGCGCGCGCTGGCCGTGCTGAGTCTCGGGCTTTGAAGGCGGATCAGCGCGCGCAAATCGAATGGTTTGGCAAGCAGGCGTCCGCCGTCGATCAGATGCAAGGCCCGGAGCGCACTGCGGCATGGGGGCGGATCGTGTCGCAACACGGCGCTGACGGTTTAACGCCAGAAGAGCTAGATCCTGTGACGGGGCCGAAACTGTTGATGGCGCAGGCTGGGCAATTCATCGATCCGACCGAACGCCGTTTCAAGCAGCTAGAGATGGCAAAGATGGAAGCCGAGATCGGCAAGCTGAACCGCGAGGGCGGGGCGGCGGGCCAGCTTGGCGGCTACAAGGATGCAAAGCAATTAGCGGATGTAGAAAGCGGCATTCGCAAGGAATTCTCCTCGTTGTCCAAACCGTTCATCGAAGTGCGCGACAGCTATTCGCGCGTCAAGGCTGCATCAGAAAAGCCATCGGCTGCGGGCGATGTGGCTTTGATCTTCAATTATATGAAAATGCTCGATCCTGGGTCGGTTGTGCGCGAAGGCGAATTCGCAACAGCTCAGAATGCAGGCGGTGTGCCTGTTCAAATCAGAAACGTATTCAATCGCCTGATCAATGGCGAGCGCCTTGCCCCTGAGCAGCGCGCCGACTTCCTCGGTCAAGCCAAAGGTCTTTATGCCTCGCAGGCGCGCAGTTATCAGGATTTGCGCCGGCAGTATGAGGGCTTGTCAAAACGCAAGAATATCAATCCTGAAAATACTGTCATCGAGTTTCGTGGACAAAACGACATCGCGCAAGCGCTTAACGAGGCGCGCGCGGCTATTCAGAAAGGTGCGTCGCGCGAAGCTGTGATGCAACGCCTCATCAAAAACGGCATAGATCCGGCAGGGCTATAACATGGGCATGTTCGACGATCTCATCCCGCAAGGGCCGCAGATCCCTGAGCCTCAAGGCCAGACAAAAGGCGGCGGCATGTTTGACGATCTCGTGCCGCAAGCTCCACAACCCGCACCGCGCGCGCCGATGGCTGCGCAAGCCGGCGTTATGGACACCGCAAACACACCCCAGCAGACCGGCCAACAGGGAGCCGGTCTTTTTTCATCGCTGATGACTGGCTACGAAAACGTCCTGTCTGGCGCTGGGCAAGGCACTAACCCGAACGTTTATCACGGTGACGCAACCGATCTCAGGCAGCGCATCGGACCCGTGGTCGAGGGCGATGATGGCAACCCCTATGCGCTCGTCGATAACCAGCCGATGCAGCTAAATCCTTCAAAGCATGTCGTTTTGCGCGATCCGGCCAGCGGTGAACTGACGGCGTTCCATCGTGATCCAAATTGGGATGAAGGCAGGCTTGCCGGGTTTTCGCGCATCATGTCTCAGGGATTGTTGACGGGTCCGGTGACGGGTCCGCAGCGCGCCGTCGGTGCAGCGCCAATGGCGGCACAAGCCGCGCAACGCGCCAATCAGATCGGGCAGGAAGCGCAAGCCTTCGAACGCCTCGGCGTGCGCCCCTTCGGTCCTGCCTTCAATGAAGGCCCGGTTGCCAGCGTTGCCAAGCAGCTATCAGAGACGCCTTATATCGGCGCACCCCTGCGCCAGAATTTGCAGCAGTCGATAGAGGGAGCCGGAGAAGCTGCCGGCCGTGTCGCTGACAGAATAGCACCGGCTGCAACATTTGAGACGACAGGCGGCCGATTGCAGCAGGGATTAAACCGCTACCGCAACGCAGGCGTGGCAGATGTCGAGCCTGGGCAATTGACGCAGCTTGGCATAAATCCCAACCGGCAGATCCCGCCGCAGGACATCATGTCTGGCGGTGCCGCAGAACGGGCAGCGCAAGCCGCTCCCGTGCGCCAGCAGATCGGTGCGACCGAAACGCAGACAACGCGCGGCGTTTCCGTTCCAAGCGCTCAGACACGCACGCAAACGCTGACAGCGCGCACCACGGCTGAAGAGCTCCCCGATGCTGCCTTGACGGCGATCATCCGCGCCCCATCGCAGGCGACATCGTTCGGGGCCAAGTCGGAAGCGCTCTATGAGCGCGCGTGGCGCATGGTCCCGGCAATGATGCGCGAGGATGCATCAGCCAACCCGAACCTGATTTCGGCGCGCAATACGCGCGAAGCGCTCGGGCAGATCGACACGCAAGTTGCCAGCCAGATCTCAGGGCAGGGGACGATCGGCGGCATGTTGGCCGAACGCATCCGCAACCCGAGGGCTGCCAATTTCACCCTTTCAGATCTGCGCGCCATCCGTTCCGAGGTCGGGCGGGCGCTCGGCAACACAAACCCATTGCAACAGACGTTGAGCCGATCGCAGCTTAAAAGCCTATATGCCGGCATCTCGCGCGACATCGAGATAGGGCTTGAAGATCTTGCCAATCGGGCGGCACTCGGCACGCAACGATCCAACAACGCGCCCAACTACGTCAGACCGGAAGTCGCACGCGAGGCAGCTGGAGCCTTGCGCGCCTTCCGCACGGCTGATCGGTATTTCCGGCAAGGGATGCGCGGCGTTGAACGCTTCAACAAGATCGTCGGCACGGACAACCCGACGGCGGCTGTTAAAAAGCTGCTCGATACCGCCAAGAACAAGGGGCGCGGCAATCTGACGACGCTTCGCACCGCCCGCAATGCCCTGCGCAATGAGGAATGGGCGGATATTCAGGCGCTCATGGTGCGCAACATGGGCGAACCTGTCGGATCGGCGCGAGGCATGACGCAAGATGCAGGGTTCTCGGTGCAGTCGTTTGTCACCAATTGGCAGAACATGGAACCGCAGGCGCGGCAACTGCTCTTCGGCGGCGAGAATGCGCAAGCGATCAATGATCTCGTCACAGTGGCAAACCGGCTCGCCAACGTCGAGGCTCTGGCCAACACATCGCGATCAGGCACCAACACGCTGAACGTCATGGGCACCGTCGGCGCGCTTGGATCGGCTGCCGTCGGCGATCTCGTGACGCCTGTCGCGATCGGCGGATCTGGCTGGGCGGCATCGCTTGCTATGTCACGTCCTCAATACACCCGCTGGCTGACGGGTTATCTGCAACTGCGGGCGCGGGTACGCACGGCGGCTGCGGGTGCAAGTGAGGGGCAGCTCGTCGCGCACATCAACCGTCTCGCCGAGATGACGCGAAAAAACCCTGATCTGATCCCGCTATTACGCGCCGTCGCCGAGGAAAACGGGATCGCCCCACCCCGCGAGGATAACCAAGGCCAGTAGGCTTGTTTCGATCGGTAGCGTCATCGCAATATAGAAGGTGAAGGCTCTCAAGATGGCTGACAATCGCGACCCCGGTTTTGTGCAGCGCGTGCTGCAAATGTTTTCCCCTGTACGCGCCGCACAAAGCATCGGCGAGAGTTTTCAGACGTTCGGCGATATTGTCAACAATCGCGGTGTGACCGATGAACAGGTTCAGCAGGCGGGCCAAGTGCTCGGCACGATCGCCACGCCGACGACGCTCGGGCGGTTTCCTGTCGGGCGTCCAAACGTGCCGATGCGAGCCGCGTTAAGGCCCGAAACCATGTCGCCGGAACTGCGCGCGTATGGTCGCGGAATGCAGGACGCGCGCGGTCGTCCCGCCGTCGAGGCTGTGGATACGACAAGCAATCCTTACCTATCGCAGAACTATGTCGAAGGTTGGCAAGCTGGGCGGCCTAGTCCTCAGCGTTCAGTTCAGACAACCGCGCCAGCATCGCAGCCAGATGTTGCACCTGTTCAGCCTCGGGAAATGTCGCCAACTCCTGCGCAAAATCCTCAAGCATCTCCAAAAATGTCTCAAGGTGGCGCTCAGGCCCCCAAAGCGCAACGCTCATCTCGATTCTCCAACGATCAAAAAGACGCCGTCCTGAAAGACATGGACAAGGGGAAAAACCCTAAAGAGTTTGCAGATCCCCGCGAGCGCAAATATGCGCGGTATCTCGAGACACTGGCAAGTGAACTTGGTGTGCCTGTTAGTAAGTTGTGGGAAATGCGTGTCTCAAATGTGCGCAAGACGCCATGGGCGGTCGGCCTGATCGCCGGCACCGCAGCAACCAACGCCATGCTGAACGATAACGGGCGCGAAAACGCCATGATGAAAAGAGGTCGATAATGGCTGACGCCGTTACAGTCTTCCCGCCCGGTTTCCGGCTGACCGATAGCACAACCGGGGCCGCCATGTCCGGCGCTGTGATTCGATTCTACGATGCGGGCACGACGACGCCTAAAACCGTCTATGCGGATGCAGCGTTGTCCACATCTGTAGGCACGTATGTCACAACCGATAGCCTCGGTTATCCGACATCCGATGGCGGCGGCACGAAAAGCCTGATCTATCTCGGCACGGCGTCCTATAAAATCACAATGGAGGATAGCGGCGGGTCTGTCTTCGCAACGCACGATAATGTCAAGGGTGCGATCGATGTCGTCTCGCCGGATGATCTGACGATCGTGGCCACGCGGCCCGTGCTGATCAAGTCAACCGGCTACACGATCTTGGCTGCCGATCAATCGAGCGTGTTCTCGGTCAACTGCTCGGCCGGCGATGTGCTCTTGACGCTGCCAAGCGCCGTCACGGTCGGAGACGGCTGGTTTATCACCGTGCAACATTCAGGCTCCGCCAATCAGGTGCGGGTCACAACAGTCTCGAGCCAGACGATCGCATCAGGGGCAGCGTCTTATGCGCAAAACATCGTGCTCTCCTATTCCGGCGAAGAGATTTCGATCGTCTCGGATGGCGGCAACTGGCGCTGCTATGGCCATACGCCGCCGCATTTCAAGTCCGCGCAGGGCATCATTACCGTCGTTGACCGCCTGTCTGCCCCTCCGGGTGGCGAAGTCGAGGGCTCGGTTTATCTGCTGACATCGTCACCAAGTGGCGATTGGTCGTCATTCTCAGAGCACGATCTGGTGCAGTACACGTCAAGCGCATGGGTGCGGTTTGCGCCGCGCGAGGGCTGGCAAGTGTGGGTTGCAGACGAGGATGCAACCTATCGCTTCGATGGCTCGTCGTGGCTGTCAAATGTCGCCTCGGATACGCAGGCCGGCATTGTCGAATATGCGGTGCAATCTGAAATGGAGGCGGCGAGCTCGACAACGCTCGCGGTGACGCCGGGACGGCAAAAATATCATCCTCTTAATCCGAAGGCGTGGGTTCTATATAATCATTCTAGCGCTACGATAACAAGCGATGTCGGCGTGTCGTCTGTATCCGACAACGGCCTGGGAAATTTCACGGTCACAATGGACACGGCATTCTCTGATGCGACATATGCCCATGTCGCCGCTCCGTCGCACTCTCAGACAAGCGGCGCGACATGTCTCAAACAATTGCAAAACGGCACCATATCGACGACGCAAAATCAGTGGATTTGCGGGCGTGGCGATGACGAAAGCAATTTTGACGGCCAGCGCCAATCGATCCTCTATATGGGCGACTGGCTGTGAGGCATCGGTTTTTGACGACGCGCGATGATGGCGGCGTTTGCATTATATGCCCGTCTGCGCGTTGTCTTACCTATCTTCAGCGCGGGGGGAGATGGCCTGAGTTCGGGCGTCGTTGGCTCGATGAACAGATCGAGCGCCAGATTGCTGCGGGTCATGCCGCAGACGCAGCAGAGCGATGGGTGCGCGCCATGCAATGGGGCGGGCTATCAGAGCATGCGGCTCTTTGGCTGATCGCAGAACGCGATTGCGCGACGTTTGGCGTGTCAACGGAATTGGTCGATATTGATGAGATACCGTCGGACCGCACGCATCGCGACGCATGGCGGCGCTCACACAATGGTGGTCCGATCTGGATCGATGAAAAGATCGCCCAGCAAATTGACGAAAAACGACTATGGAGGGCCTACGATGCCTCGCGAAAAATTTGACAGATTGCACACTGAAGCAGATGGCGTGATCACGCATTCAAAAGCTCCACAGAAGGGGCGCAGCATCAGTCAAGCCGAGATTGACGCGATTAAGGCGGCTCGCCCTGTTCCTAAAAGCCGGCGTGGCCAAGCGCCTGACGGTGGTCGCGATGATCGGATGCGGATGGTAGCGGCAAAGATCAAAGAGCTCGAAACAAGGATTGACGGCCTATCGCAACGCCTCGAGCAGGTGATCGATGCGGCCTATGTTACAGAGATCGAAGGGGTCGAATGATGCCGCTCAAAAAGGGTAAATCGCAAAAGGTCATATCCTCAAACATCAGAACCGAGATGGCGGCCGGCAAGCCTCAGAAACAGGCGGTCGCGATTGCCATGTCGAAGGCGGGCAAATCGAAGGGCTCTAAAAAATGAACGTCTCAAAGGCGGGCCTCGATCTCATTAAAGACTTCGAGGGGTATCACAAGCGGCTCGCCGATGGACGTTGCACAACCTATTACTGCCCAGCCGGCGTTTTAACGCTGGGATACGGCTGCACCGAAGGTATCCGCGAAGGGCAGATCTGGACGCACGACGAGGCGATCGAAGCTCTCAAGCGAGAGATCTCAAAATTTGAGCGCGTCGTTAATCAGGCGGTGACGGTCGATATGACACAGCCGCAATACGACGCCTGCGTGAGCCTAGCGTATAACATCGGCGCTGCCGGCTTCCGGCGCTCGAGCGTTTTGCGCTATCTCAACCGGGGCGACATCAACCGCGCTGCGAAAAGTTTTGAGCTGTGGGTTAACGGCGGCGGCCGCTTCCTGCCGGGGCTCCTTATCAGGCGCAAGCGCGAGGCGGCGCTGTTTCTCACGCCAGACATTCCGCTGCCAGAGCGCAAGCCCGACATGCCACAGAAAGTGGACGATACGCCCAACAATGCGCCTGTGGCCGAAGCCGTGCAATCCTCGAGGACGATTACCGGGGCGGTCGTCGCCGGCCTCGGCACGGTCGTCAGCTATGCCGATGATGCGGCACAAACGCTCGTCGATGCGGCGGCTCAGACGGCCGCTTGGTCGCCCATCCAAACCTTCTTGCATCAGGCTGGCGTCAATGTCAAAGGCGTCGGCGTTGCGCTCGCGGCCGGTGGTCTGGCGATGGTCGTCGGTCGGCGTGTCTCGGCTGCAAAAGATGGAAAGATAGGTTGAGATGATCTGGCTGCGCACCCTTCTCGGCACGGGCAACGGTTGGCTGCTTGGCAGCCTTGTGAGTTTCGTTGCGTTTGTAACGTGGACATATACGCAACGGGCAATCGGTCGCGCGCAAGGTGCGGCGTCTGTTGTGAGTGACATACACAAACAGACGGAGCGCACAAATGCCAAGGTTCGCAAGGCTCGCGTTGCTGCTCGGGCTCCCGGTGCTGGTGAGCGGGTGCGCGAAAAGTATTGCCGGGATTGCAACGACTAACTGCAATGTCGGCAATCATGTATCCGTGTCCAAAAACGATAAACTGACCGAGGAAACCGCGCGGGAGATCGACGCGAACAATGCCAGCCGAGAGGCTGCGGGATGCGGGACGGGATGAATGAACCTACCGAGCACGACATCTCCGAGGCCGTCCGAGCGTACCGCGGTGCTCGAGCGCGATCTCTACCATCTCGAACAGCGCATGATGTCTACGATTGGCCAGATCGACCACCTTGGGGCACGGGTGCACGCGCTGTCGGATCGCATCCAGCGTGCGGAAACTGTATTGGATCAATCGATCAAAGATATTGCCGAATTGAGCACTGCCACATCGCATTTGACCGAACGGGTGCCGGACATCGAAGGCGTTCTGAAGCTTCTGCGGTGGGCATCGGAGGGCCTGAAATACCTGATTGGTATCGGTCTGGTGGCGGCAGCGATCTCCGGCAAGCTGTCGATGGACGTTCTAAGCGCGCTCTTCGGCTGAGAGGATCGACCTGGGTATTTCTCGCCGGCCTCGTCTTGACGGCTGCCGTCTTAGGCTATCAGGCGCACGTCAATCAAAAGCGTCTGATCGAGCGGCTGTCGTTCTCCGGGCAGTTTCAGAAGTTGTGACCGGCACCACGGGGGTGATGCCGGTCTGTCCAACGATTTCAACCGTATTGCTCTCGACGGCCCCTTTGTTGTTTCGCCTAATGGTTCACGCATACTAAACTCCAGCGCTCGCGCAGCAATGTCAGTCATCATGTCCCCCACCTAATCGCACTCCAGCACATATCTATGATGTAGCTGCTCTTGGAAGCCGATGCGATCTTCTCCAGCGCCATCCGCAGCCGTTCGATTTCCTGAATCGCATCAGCTGGCGTCATTGGGTCATACAGGACTGCAACATCCTTTACGTCTGTCCCCAACGTCATTGGGAAAACAGCGCCGTCTTTCAGACGCTCCACGATGTCAGTCATTCTGTCCCTCTGTCTTGGCTAGAGCAGCGCGGGCAATGTCGTGGAGTTTGTCTATATCTGGCCCCTCTATCATGTCGCCGCCCCCGTATATGATCTCGTCGCGAATGCCACGCAGCGCCGCCCGTAGACGCTCGATTTCGGCGCGTAGACGCTCGTTCTCATTGTCGAGACGCAGAACGGTTGACCTAAGCAGGTCGTCCATCTTGGCCTCGAGTTCAGCCTCGCGATTTCTTCCGTCACTCATCCTGTCCCCCTAGGGCGTGCATATCCCATCTCAATCCTCGAGTATGTATTGTTTCGGCGGGTAAAGCGTCGGCGTGATTTCGAACGGCAATTCTATCTCATTGCAATGCGCGATGAATGCCTGCTGCGCGCTGTTGAGCATTTCGCGCGCCAGATCGAGCTCTGCCAGCGCTGCATCAACGCGCCGCTGCGCATTGGCCACGTCGGCCGTCATGTCTTGTATGCCGCGAACATAACGGTGGTCGTGCTCTTCTGTTTTCGGGATTGCCTGCAACATCGATCTAATGCTTGCCATCACCTAGCCCCACAAACTTTGCTATCGCGTCAATGCGCTCTGACATCAATGCAATGTTGTTGATGAGGTGGCGCTGATCAGACGTTATGTCTTTGCATCTCAGTGCAAGCACCTGATCCTCGAGCTTACGCAACCTTTCAATGATAGGCAGCAAATTGGCTGAAGTATGCGCTAGCCAATTTAGCGCATACTTCATATCTATTTGAAGGTTGGATATGTCTGACCGCTGGCTTTCTATATCTTCATATACGCTTGCAATTTGTGACTTCATAAGTTTCTTCGTCTTCATATCTAGCCCCACCTGTGCCGCGACTTGCGCAGTCCTGCACCCTTTTCAAGAAGTCTCCTGGTCTTATCGATGCGCGGTCGATCTTCCTCGCACGTTTTCAGCTTGTGACACTTCGGGCAAAGCACCGCGCAATTCTCTAGGCTATTATCACCGCCGAGATAGTCCGGCAGGATGTGATCGTATTCCGGGCGTCGGCCTGCAAACGGCTGGCGACACTCTTCGCAATGTCCAGCCGCTCGATCGTGCGCCGCCTTCTTGGTGTCCTTGTCGAATTCATTACGCGGCATTGTCGCGCTCTTTGATCAACTGATCTGCCGGCACGCCGATTTCCGTCTCGATCACATGCTCGATCGCATCTCTGAGCTGGCCGAATTCGTCGCGGTCCAGTTTGTCGAATGCCATCGATTTCGGCGTGACGAGCAACGATCCATCCTCGTGCGGGAACGTCCAGGCGTAAAAGCCTGCTTTGCGAAGCGCCTTCAACATCTCGGCGACAACCTTATCGAACACGAGCCCGTGCTGAACTGCTGGCGGCTTTTCGATGATGTTGACGGTGCGATACTTGGCAGCGCAGGCAAGCCATGCGCGTAGGTGTTCTGCGTTGTCTGGCTTAAATCTATGTCGCTCTGGCCAGTTATCATAGGCGGCTGCGATTAAAGCAAACAGCCTCCTATGATCGGGAACGGACCGGCCCCTGGTCCGTTGCCCGCAAGCCGCGCACTTAGTCATCGTGTCCGACGAGGTGCCAGCGTCCGGCATCGCGCAACACGTCGCTGTAACGCTCTTCGCGCATCTCGTCGGCCTTCTGTTCCAAATAATCGGAATAGGCCCCATTACGAGGCTCGTTGACATCGTGCACGGCTTCCCATGCCAGCCATGCGCCAAGCGCCAGCACCAAGCCGGCAAGCGTTGCGAGAAAATAGATCATTCCGGTTCTCCCATATCGAGGCCCAAATCTTTAGCTGCCTGCAAAAAATCCTGTTCAAGCAGATCCGCCCAGCGCAGCGGCCAGTCGCCCCAGCTTTCTCCGCTTTGTCCCATGTGCTGAATGCGCAATTGCAGAAGGTCGTCGCGGCTAGAGCACGCGAATATGCTGTCTTTCAGCGTGTTGTAACGCTTTTCGTCGCCATCACGTTTGGATTGCGCGGAGCTCTTGCGTTTAGGCTGCGGTTGGTTCAGAGCAAGCTGCTCTTCCTCGGTGTCAGCCTGCGGCATCTCGTCGAGATCCTTTTCTCCGGTCGGGATCAAAAACAGAGATCGGAGAAAAGCCTTGTGCGCAAAGCTCTGTGCCGCTGCGAATGTCTGCGGTCCCGTCACCTGAATGAAGAGTGTGCGGCACAACGAGGGGTCTGTGTAGGACCCTTCCGGCGTGGCCAAGATAAACCCGAAGGTTACCTTCAACCACTGCGCCACCTCGCCCTTTTTGTTCTCAAACCGCTTTACCTCGACATCGCGTTCCGTCGTCAGGATCGAGAGTTCAACCTCGCCCATCTTCTTAGTCAGTGCCGCATAGATGTCATCGGTCGAGACAAACTTGTACTTGCCGAAACTGTTCGTCTCGTTTTTTGCAACAGCGTGCAAAGTTTTCTGGATCGCAGCGATCGCCTTGACGATCGATCCGTGCATCATGGGAGCCGCTGGTCGCCAAGCATCAAGAGGAACAGGGCGAGGACTATTGGCGCGCTCGACGCGATCAGCGAGATCGTGAAGGCTAACAATGCCGTCTTTAAGGCCTTGGTTTTCATCTGTCTGTGTCATCTTTTCCACCGCTCGCACTATGTTTAGCCGTTAGGCCAGAATTCATTCGCAACTTCCAACAAACTCATCTTTGCAACACCGTCACCATGCGCCACACGCATTGCGCTGATAAGCTGCCGCAGATGCCAGCGCGATCCTGCAAGGTGCGCCGCCTTCTGTTCGCGGGCTTGGCCTATGTTGGCCTCCCGCGCTTCCTCGGCCGTCATCAACGTGCGGCCAAGATAAACTACATCCCCCATATATCCCCCTCGGATACGTAACGCTCTGCACCGCATTTGCTGCATTGATCAACGCGACAATCGAAACTTTCATCTATGACACTCCACTGATGTCGGCATGTGAACCATGACAAAAGCCAGCCGATCATTTCGGTAATCCCAATTGTGCCTTCGACAGCTTGTTGTCTTCGATCGGTCCAGCCTCGGCCTCGAGGATCTGATCGTACCGCACCTGATAATCGCGGATCTGGTTCAACAGCGCCTTCGATAGATTGCAGATGTTGCCTTCGATGTGCTGATAGGAGCGATCGACGCAGGGCCGCGTTGACAGCGCCTCGATCTCGTCGAGCACTTCACACAGATAACCGGCCGTCACGGTATGGGATTGGGCCGCGTATGACATTGCTTGCATCTCCTGTTCGCTGCGGCAGGGGAACAATCCCCTGCCGCCCCCGCTATGCCCGCCTGCTTCACCGTTGCCGGTCCCTCTGAGTGGCGGGCGAAAATGGACAGCGGCGCGGCAACAACGTTGACTAAGCGTTGCACTCGGCGTCGGGAGGTATTGCGCCTCTGGGCTTGGGGAACCACACCGCGCCGCTGGTGGTTGTAAATCTAATTTGCGAATTCGCTTCGGTCAACCCGCAAATCTAGACTTATTCACATAACGCTTGGGGTGATGCTTTTAAGCAACTTATGCCGCGTGATGCTCGCGGGTGGGGACTTCAAGAAAATCGTTCGGATCGACGTTCAACAGAAGGCACAACCGGCCAAAGGTTTGCAGATCGGGCTTGGCCTGATTGCGTTCCCAGTACCGATACGCTGGCGGTTCTACGCCAAGCGCCAGCGCAAAATCACGCGCCGTGCGATAGCCTGCCCTGATGCGCGCTTCCTTCAATCGATAGCCGAAATCCTGCAACACTGCCGACACCCCTTAGTTGCCTATAATCCTTTACATTATCGCCACTTACCGATAAAGTCAATTGATCTAGTACAGCTTTCCCCATGTCCAGTTGTGTCTGCGTGACGGCCGCACCAGCGGCCGGACGGGTGCCGTGCGCCTTGAGGCCCCTTCGCGCGCGGGCTGCTTTCATCTCCTAACCCCGTCCGGCCCCTCGTGCTGCCGCGTTGCGTTTTCACCCCGCAAACCAACGAGGGACAGAGATGCTTATTCCCAAAGGACTAAACCCATATTTCAGAGCAATCGCGCTGATCGGCTTTGGCTTGCTGATCGTTGACACGTCGATGTCGGCTGCATTCGGGTACACCATAGGTTTCATCCCGATGATCGGACTGGCGCTTATTTCACTAGGAAGCGGCCTGCTGCTTGTCTGTGCGGAGTTTTTCAGGCGCATCGGCTGGCGTCATATCGGCTCCGCGTCAATCGGCGTCTGGGCGCTCGCATTTGCCTTTAACTGCTGGTCGAATTTGGGCGTTGCCACCTCGACGCGAATGGGCGAAGTGCAGCAGGCAACCGTTCAGAAAGCTGTTCATACAGAGCGCCAGAAATCGACCGAGGAAGCGCAAAAGCGCCTCGAGCTCTTCACTGGCCAGCTCGCCGAGCTCACAACCGCGAACAGTTGGGCGGCAACGGTGAGCGCTGACGGGCTACGCTCACAAGTCGATGCTCTGAAAGTTGCAGAAGCCTCGGAAGCAAAGCGCGGCGGATGCGGTCCAAAGTGCCGCGCGATCCAAGATAAAATTGTTGATACTCAGGGACGCATCGCCGTTGCCGAACAGCGCGACGATCTCACCAAGCGCATCGATGCCACCAAACAGGTGCTCGCCAATGCCCGCACCGAATTGGCCGGCACGAAAGCAGGGATCTCGGCAACCGCTAATCAGAGCGCGTTATATGCCAAGCTGATCAGCTGGGATCTCGGTAACGATCCGGACGCTGTTGCCGTCACGATCGCCAATGAAAGCACAGGCGTGGCGATGGCGATCGTCATTGCGATTGCATCTGCATTCTTAACCCTGATCGGTGCTCTTCCACATCTTATCGAGGCTGACCCGAGCTCGGCTGTGGCACCAAAACCTCTGCCGCGTAAATCTGAGCCTACACCTATCGAACCTGTGGGCAATCAGGTTGCGGCTCTACGCGAACAGCTTCAAGCTCAACTTCGGGTCATTCAAGTGCCCCTCCGTGAGAAACTAATCGCGGCATAAAAAAAGGCCCGAGGGCCATGCGTGAACCTCGGGCCATGTGCGTAGTGCGGTGACAAACCAAACCAAAAGCTATGCAAGCATCTAGCTAGGAAAGGTTCAGACATGACGAATGTAACTAATATCGACGATCACCGCAAGGGGTGGGTGTGCCTGCACAGGCGCATCATGGATAACCCTTTGTTTCGTGACAATCCAGACGCACGCCACCTATTCACGGATCTGCTTGTGCTCGCCGCATGGGCAGACACAGAGCAAGATTGGCGCGGCAAGCCGATCACCATTGCACGTGGTCAGGTGATGATCTCGACGCGGCGGCTGGCTAAGCTTGTGGGCATTTCTCACCAATCTGCACGCACAATCATTGCCCACATGGTGCAACACAACATCGTAAAAATCAACACACCCAACAGCACGCACCCTAGCGTCATAACAATTTGTAATTTCGGCAAATATCAGGACAAGCAACACAACGAAAACACAACCGACAACACAGCGCTAACACAGCGCCAACACAGCGCTAACACACAAAAGAACAAAGAAACAAATAAACAATCTAACAAAGGCCTAAGCCTTACGAGAATTTCAATCGAAAAAAAGCTCAGGGAAGCGGCTGGCGCTTCGCTCGATTGCATGCGGGCTTCGTTGCATGACATCGATCCGATCATGGGCTTGATCGAGGGCGGCTTAGATCTCGACACAGACATCTTGCCAGCAATCCGGGCCAAAGCGGAACGATCTAGACCAGGAAGCATGCGCGGATGGAAACCGTTCGCGATGGCTGTCGAGGATAGCGTTGCCAATCGTAAATTCGGAAAAGACATAGCTGCCAAGGTTGCAAAGCCAAAGCGGCTGATGACGCCAGAAGAGGCCGTCGCATCTGTGACGATGGTGTGTGAGTACGCACTCGAGGAAGAACGAAAAGCCCTACGCAAAAAGCAGGTTGAGGAAGCATGCAAAATCCCGGAGGGCTACTATGACTGAAATTCAGATGAAAGATCTCGTTCGCGACATCATGTGCATCTCGGAGCAATGCCTGGATCTGTCCGCTCGGTTCATGGAGGTCGGCCGCAATCGCTGGATTGAAATCGCAATCGATGAGGGATGGACGCACAACTTGCGCGAAAAGGCACGCTCAACAGCGTTTGAGATGTGGCGGAAGCGTTCGCTTGATCTGAAAAAGGTTGCACCAATCGTTGGCCTTTTGGAGCTGGATGAGGTGATCAAGATCAATCCAGGGGATCACGAATATTATCGCCAGCATGGGCGCGACGTGAACCGCGTCGATTTGTATTTCATTTGCAAGGCACGCAATGCCAGAAACGGCAAAGAATATCCTATTCTGGATAATCCGCCGCCATCTGCAACCATGAACACAGACGATCTCGTCTCATCCTTCAAGCGCTCGATGTTGGATCTCGACGAAAAGGCCAAAGTCTTCGGACGCAGGCCGAGGGGGGCGTGATGAGGCCCTATCAGCACCCAACCCGCCACACTTGCGCTGCCTGCGCTCACGCTTGGTTCATGGGCTACAACTCGGCAAGCATCACGGCGCGCTGTGGCTGCGAGGAAAGCATCAAGTTTCGCATGTGCCTGAACGTGTCAGATCGATGCGGATGCTTTGAACATCACAAGGGGGGCGACGATGAGTGATTTTGCGCGAACGCACGCCCATCGCGACGATCCCGACACATCGCACATCGCAGCGGAGCGCGCGGTTCCTCTCGCAGAGCGACATCGGCAGATGGTGTTAGATTGCCTCGAGGATCAAGGCCAACTCTCGTCTGAACAGATTGCGTCGCTGCTCGGGTTAAGCAGCCTGCAAGTGATGAAACGGATTTCAGATCTTCGCAACGAGGGCGTTGTGATCGACAGCGGCGAACGCAAGCCGACAATGTCGGGGCGTCCTGCGGCGATCTGGAAACTGAAAGAAGAGCAGCTTGATATGTTTGGGGCAGCACCATGAAACTGATCGCCATAGCAATCCTAACCCTCACGTCGGGCGTCAATGTCGAGGTCGAGGTCGAGGCGCACGTCTGCGCCAAACTGCAACGCGATCTCGAGCATGGTGCAACCGTCGAGCTCGAGGATGAAGCCGGCGTTATGTCGTTTGTCGGTGCCGTTGAATGCGTTCCGTCAGATGGAGAATTTTCGCTGTGATCGACATAGATCTGCAATGGGGCTTGGTCTTTCTCGATCTGATGCGAGAGGGCTGGGATGTCGAAGAGATCGGCCGCATCGTCAACGTCGATCGATCGCTCGTTGTCGAGCTCATCGATGGAGCCATAAAATATGAGGCAGATAAAGCTCGGCAAGGGGTGGATTATGAAGGATGGGGTTCCAACGCAATCCATTAAGCGCAAGTCAGTGTCGCGGCAGATCGCTGCGCGCAAGAAACCAAAGATAACGATTAAGCGGGGCAAGAGATGATCTGGCGGATCTTGGTGGCGGTGCTGGTGGCAAGCCTGATCGTTCTTTGGACGATGTGGACGCTGGCCGTCAACGCGCACGCTGGGGTCCGCAAGATCTGCAACACGTTTACGGGCGAATGCTGGCTTGAGCATGATGGGCGACGCGCCGCACCGCGCAAGGTGCATCGCAAGCGCCACAAGCATCGTCATCGTCGCAAGCGTCGCGCTGAAGTTCGTGGATATGTCCAACGCGAAACAGACAGCGACGGCGTAAAATGTAAAGACACGCTCACGGTCATCGGTGATGCGCGTCCAAGCGAAGACGGTGCGCGCGACGATGCGGAGAAAGCGTTTATGCGTGCAGCAAGATTTCGGCATGGCGAGAGCTGGATGTCGATCGAAAACGCTCGCGATTATGCGGTGCGTTGTTCCCGGGCGTCGATCACTGAGATCGTCGGGCAAGTGATGCATAGGTGCGAGTTAAAGGCGAAGCCATGTCGGCCGCCATTTCAATCCAAGTAGCTCACGGGGGAATGTGATGCGAATTCGTTACGTTGCTGCGGCTATAGCCGCGTTTGCACTGTGGAATGCTCCGGTTCATGCCGAGGGCATCTTTACGCCGCCGTCCGTCAAGGATGTCGTCGAGGCTCCCAACAAAAATCCTTGGGAGGGCCTGTATGTCGAGGGCGGTTTCGGCCTCTCTGCTGGCACCCTCGAGGCATCGATGGGTGAAAGCATTACGTTTGGCGATACGTCCTATGTCGGCCATGTCGGCGGTGGTTATGATCTCGCCATCAAGGGCAGTCACGTCGTCGTCGGCGTGCTTGGTCGCTATGAAGTCAGCGACGTTGCATTCGATGCTTTCGGCGAGAATTTGGCTGATGTGAAAAATAGCTGGATGGTGGGCGCGAGATTGGGCTGGGCTCCTGGTCCGTGGATGATCTATGCACTCGGCGGTTATCGCTGGGCAAAGCTAGATCCCAATCCTGAATTCGACGTTTCCGATGTCGATGTGAATGGCTGGGTGCTCGGCGGTGGCGTCGAGGTCTTGCTCGGCAATGGTTGGTTCGCCGGATTGGAATATCTGGCTTCACTCGAGGCTGGCGAAAAGGTCGAGGGCATCAACATCGATGCAACTGAGCACTCCGGCAAGGTCCGGGTCGGGTTCAAGTTTTGATGGATCTTCCTGAATTCATGGAAAGCCGGGCCGCACTTCGTGAGGCGGCCCGGTTTCGTTCCGAGTTTTGCATGGTGAGCGTCGAGACATTGGCCAGATTGATCGGAGATGACCCGGATGAATATCGAAGCGCCGCCCATCGAACAGCTAAGAAAAGGTTTCGTCCTTCCGCCGAGGATGGATCAACGGACATCACGCCAGTATCACCGCCGCCTCGATCTGTTTGAGGTCATGCATAACATTTGGCAGGACGCCGACAAGATCGAGGATTACATCGAGCGGATGAAGGCGAAGCGCCGCGGCCTCGATGACGATCACATCAGGGCGGCACGCAAGCTCGATAAACACTATCGCGGATCGCTCGGGCACGATGTGCGCGACACTGAGGAATTCTCTGCCGAGCTCCGCGATCTCGATGGCGTGCCGCCGATCACCTACCACACCGACAAGATCGTCGAGGCGCGCAATGCGATCACGGACAAGCGGGCGTGGTTGGTCTTGGAATTCACCATGCTCGGCTGCGAGCGCCTGAAAGATATGGGGCGGTTCATTTACAAGGTGAACGAGAAAAAAGCGGTCTGCCTTGCGCGCCAAGCGATGCAAGACAGCCTGATAACGCTCTCGATTTTGTGGGGCCTCTCGACGCGGCCTCCGACTAGATAGCGTGTCAAGCGTGGCCAAATCAGGCTAGACTAACAGCGGCGGGGATCTCCCCGCTGCTCTTGCAAGAGGCGAGACAATGGACACATCGGAACTGGCAAGACGATTGCGCGATGAGTTGGCGTGGCTCCCTGATGCTGGTCTTGGTCCTGTGACAGCGCGAACGCGCGCCGGCCGGCCGAATGCGTTTCTTGATACGGTTCAGGAGCAACAGCGGCCGCAAGATTATATGGCCCCGGTGGCTGAAACGCTCTCGATACCGCTCGGGGCTTATGGCGCTGGTCAGCTCGTCGGCTCTGGCATCAATGCGGCCCGTGAGGGCGACTATGGGAGCGGCGCTGGTCAGATTGCGCTCGGCATGGCCGGAATGCTGCCGATGGCTCCAAAGGGTGGCAAAGGCATCCGTGCCTTTCACGGTTCACCGCATGATTTTGACAGGTTCAACATGGAGCACATTGGCAAGGGCGAAGGCGCTCAAGCCTACGGACATGGATTGTATTTTGCGGACGCTGAGGATGTGGCGCGGAGCTATCGCGACACGTTGTCAAAATCAGGTCAAGACTGGGGGCAGAGGGCGCTTGATAAGGCAGGTGGAGACGTTGACGCTGCAATATCAACGATCCAATCGAAAGTAGACAAATATCGCGCGGGTGGGGCTGATAATTTGGCATCCTCTCAAGAGGAAATATTGCGCGCCCTTCATCAATACAAAGAGACGGGCAGTTTTTCTCAAGGCCATATGTACGAAGTCAACATCAACGCAGATCCGGCAGATTTCCTAGATTGGGATAAGCCGCTGAGTGAGCAGCCACAAGTAGCGCGAAAACTCGGCTTTTCAACGATGACAGAAGACGCAATTCACGATGAAGCGTTACGCCTTATGGATGAGGGGAACAAGGCAGCAGGCCGTCAAGGCGGATGGGTTGATGACCCTGCAATTAAGGCACGCATTGACGAGTTGCAAAACGAACTAGACAAGAAAGCTCCAACCGTAACAGGGGCAAATTTCTACCGTGGATCAACAGATGATGATTTTCTCCACTCTCTATTGACGAGCGGAAACAGCTTGCAAGGCAGAAGCCAAGAGTTGAGCAAGGCGGGCATTCCCGGCATTCGCTACCTGGATCAGGGCTCCCGCGCTGCGGGCGAAGGGTCTAGCAACTACGTCGTGTTTGACGACGCATTGATTGAGATCATGCGCAAGTATGGCTTGCTAGGGCCTGTCGCGGCTGGTGCTGGAATTCTTGGGAGTGATGACGGGAATACGTATTGACGCTTTCCGGCAAATCAGTGAGGTTTAGGTATGTTCGGCGTATTGGGGGCGGGGAATAAACGCATGAATTGCGGGACCGTCACAAACGCCACAAGATCGGTCCCGCTGTTGGTATACAAACGCCGACGCGGAACGAACCAAAGCAACTGACACCCAACGCCATAAGACTACATCCCGACGCATGAATAAAACCTGACAAAGTTCGTCGGCCATGTCGTGTCTGCGAAAAAATGATCTGTGGATAGGCAACGCATTGATGGACGCTCGGCAATTCGGGGAATTCGCGAGGGTTGAATGATCATCCTGATCCTGACGGTCTGCTCCATTCTTGAAGGGGCAACCTGTAAGGATGTGCAGCAAACCTATATGGCGCAGCCGGGAGAAATCAGCGTGTGGGCGTGCGCACGCTATGGCCAGCACCATGCGAGCCAGTGGGCGCTTGAACATCCAAACTGGCGGATTTCAAAATTCCGCTGCCAGCGGCCAAGCGAAAGGGCCAAGGCATGATTACGCACAACAAGGCCGCGCAATTGATAGAGATCAAGACCGCCAACGGGCTGGGCTCGATCTCGATCGCGGTCGCCTGCGAAAACGTCTATTCGGTCGCGATCAAAGATGCCGTCTCCGGCGAAGTCGCCGAAATCCGGCTAGATGTGCGCGATTTCTGGAAAGTCAACGAAGCCATCTTGCTTGAGCAACTATCGAGGATCAACGACGATGGATTTTAATCAGGCCATGGGCCAGATCCGGCCAATCCTCGGGATTGTCGGCGCGCTCCTGATTGCTGCCGGCGTTCTTAAATTCTTTGGCGTCAACATTCCGATCAGTGGATCGGGCCTCGAGATCGGCGTTGCCGGCTTCCTAACCAAGAGCATCTGAGGGGATCATGAGCAAAACCAACAACTGGGAAAACAGCATCCTAGATTTGCTGTTCAATGCCACGGCCGTGACCAATGTCGCAGATAATGCGGCCTCGTCGCCGCTGACTAACCTTTATGTGTCGCTGCATACCGGTGATCCTGGCGAAGCGGGCACGCAACAGACTTCCGAGTGTGCCTATGGCTCTTATGCTCGTGTTGCTGTTGCACGCACCTCGGGCGGATGGACGGTATCGGCCAACTCGGTTTCGCCCGTGTCTGACATCTCGTTCCCGGAAGCCACCAGCGGAACGGAAACCGCGACGCATTTCGGTGTTGGCTCGGCGAGCTCTGGTGCAGGCGTTCTTTATTATTCTGGCACGCTGACGCCGAATATCTCGATCGCCTCCGGCGTTACGCCTATCGTCACGACAGCGACGACCATTACCGAGGACTAATCGGTGACAAACACCCTCAATCGCGTTCGCATGACCACGGCGACGACCGGCACGGGCACGATGACGCTCGGCTCGGCGGTCGCCGGCAATCTGACGTTCGACGAAGCCGGCGCGGTCAATTCAACGGTTTACTATTACGTGATCGAGGACGGGGACGATTTCGAGGCTGGCGTCGGCACCTATACAACAAGCGGCACGACGCTTTCGCGTGATACTGTCACGGTCTCCAAGATCTCGGGCACGGCCGGCACCACCAAGTTAACTCTATCGGGATCGGCTCAAGTCTTCTGCTCGCCGCTCTCCGCGTTTTTCGCGCAATCCTTCCTACTGTCCGGGGATCTCGGCTCAACCGTCCAGGCATATGACGAGCTCCTGGCCGAGATCGCTGCGCTCTCGACCGATCCAAACGCCGATAGCGGGTTATTTTTCGACGATAGCGCCGGCAATGTCGCCTACTTCACGCCGACCAATGGCGTCGAGTTCTCGAATGCCAATCTGCAAGTTACCTCAAACCAGCGCACGGCCTCGATCTGCGTTCAGATCGACGGCGGCGGCTCGGCGATTACAACCGGCACAAAATGCTATCTGGAAATCCCGTTCGCCTGCACCATCCAGCAAGGCACGGTCCTGCTTGATCAAACCGGCTCGATCGTCGTCGATGTCTGGAAAGATACATATGCCAATTACCCTCCGACCGATGCCGATAGCATTACATCGGCCGCTCCGCTGACGGTGTCGAGCGCCACAAAAAGCCAAGATGCGACGCTGACGGGATGGACAACTTCTATATCAGCCGGCGACATCTTGGGGTTCAATGTGGATAGCGCCTCGACGGCGACACTGGCGACGATCTCGATCGAAGTGCTGAAAACATAAATGGCAGATACAGGCTGGGTGATCGCTGGAACGGGTGAGAACAATACGGGCACTGGATCGTTTGCCTGGGTTAATCCGACCCGTGTCAGCGCTGATGATGCATCATATGCAACCGCCGGTCCTCTATCGGCTGGCCAAGAAACTTATTATTTACTGGGCAGAAGTTTTGGACTATCTGTCCCGAGCGGCGCAACGATCGACGGAATAGAAGTCAGGTTTGAGGGATATTGGACGGGTTCAAGCATTTGCTCAATTACATGTGGTGTCCGTCATCCGTCGAGTGGTTTTCTGGCATCGGCTGGCGAAGATGCGTTGGCCACCAGCCCAACAACATACACTTACGGCGGAAGTCTCGACCTTCATGATGCGTCGTGGACTGCTGCAAATGTGAATGATGCAAACTTCGGTGTTTATTTATCGTGCGCAGCTGTACTTGGATCAAACGTAAACCCTCTGTGCGATTATATTGCCGTGAAGGTTTACTATACACCAGCAGCGGCAAGCGGCGGGACACGCGCGCACATCATAGGGTGATCGATGCTCGGCTTTCATCCACTTGCTTCTGCCCAGCTTGGCGCTCTTGCTAGTGCAACCGGCTCGGCGGCCGGTGTTGCTAACGGTATGTCAACTGTTACCGGCGCTGGTGCATCGCTTTTCAGCGCGCCCGGATCTGCCGCAGGTATCGCAACTGTCTCGGGCGCTGGTGCCTCGACCTATAAATCTGTCGGTGCCGCGACAGGGAGTGGTGCCGTCACAGGTGTTGGCGCATCGCAATATGCAAGCGCTGGCGCGGCGGCCGGCACATCTGCACTCGCCGCCATTGGCGCACCGACCCATCGATCGATCGGATCATCATCAGGTGTTGGTGCAGCAACAGGCGCATCTGCTGCGACAAAGGACGCGGTCGGATCGGCAGCGGGCACGTCGCTCGTCGGTGGATATGCTCAAGGTTCAGGGGCAGGCGTTGGTTCAGCCGCGGGAACGGCGACGGTTTCGGGCGCGGCCAAGTCAACGGCTGAGGTTGTTGGATCTGCGGCCGGTACGGTTAACGTCGTCGGCATTACACTGCAACTCGGCTCTGCCTTCGGTACGGCATCGGGCACTTCGGCAGTTACCGGCGTCTCGCTCGCGACAAAAGAGGCGATCGGCTCGGCTGCTGGCATTTCAACGGTTTCAGGTGCAGCGCAAGGCTCAATCCAAGGTGTCGGTACAATAGAAGGCACATCGACGGCAAGCGCCTCGTCATCGTCAACCGTTCTGCCGATCAAGCGCGGCGCTGCTTGGACGAATAGAACACAAATCACGCAGGCCGCCTGATGTTGGCGTTTCATCCACTCGCCGCAACAGAGCTCGCCGGCCTTGCTGGTGCTGATGGTTCAGCGATCGGCGGTGCTCATGGCATCGCTACCGTTACAGGTGTCTCTGCATCAATTGCCAAGGCAGCAGGAGCATCTGAAGGCGTCGCTACAGTATCAGGTGTCGGCAATGGTGGATCTTTTTACTGCGCAGGCACTGCAACAGGTACTTCCGCCGTCAATGGCGTTTCCCGAAGAGATGTGCTAAAGATAGCCAGATCAGAGGGTTACGATCCAACGACATTGATCACGAAACAGATAACAGTGAGGTTAACGGTATGAGCGCGAAGAGGAAGGATCGCGCCGCTGCTGATACAGCTTCAGATCAGCGGCAACACAAAGCGCCTCATTTGGCTAAATACGAATTCAAGCCTGGGCAATCCGGCAATCCAGCCGGCCGGCCAAAAGGATCGCGCACGAAACTCGGCGAGGAATTCGTCGCAGCGATGCAAGCCGATTTCAAAGAGCACGGCGCTGATGTGATCGAAAAGGTCCGCATCGAGCGGCCAGATGCTTATCTGAAGGTGCTCGCCTCGATCCTGCCGAAAGAGCTCAATGTTAACTACAACCAGATGGATGAGCTGAGCGATGACGACCTTGCAGCGCTCCTCGATAGCGTTAGACAGCTCGTCGCTAGCGGCGCTCTTGCGCAGATTAGAGAGCGAGCAGAAGAGGCGACGCGACACTAACCGGCTGCGCGATTACGCGCCTTATTTGAAACAGCGCGAATTCCATGCGGCCGGCGCGATCCATCACGAGCGCCTGTTTATGGCTGGCAATCAGCTTGGCAAGACCTGGGCCGGCGGTTTCGAAACAGCGATGCATCTAACCGGGCGCTATCCCGACGATTGGCAGGGCGCAACATTCGACAAACCGACGATCGTCTGGGCGTCTGGCGTGACCGGAGAAAGCACGCGCGATAATCCGCAGCGTGTTCTGATTGGCGATCCGCCTCGAGAGGAAGCATGGGGAACGGGCACAATCCCCAAGGATTGCTTGATCGATTGGTCGAGGGCAATGGGCGTGCCCAATCTGCTCGATAGCGTAATCGTTAAGTGGGGCGGTGGCGGCGATGTCCAGGCCGGCGAAAGTCTGCTCTATCTGAAGGCTTATGAAAAGGGCAGGGAAAAGTGGCAAGGTCCGACGATCGATTGCGTATGGTTCGATGAAGAACCGCCAGAGGACATCTATACCGAAGGTTTAACGCGAACGAATAGGGGCCAGCGCTCCCAGTTCAGCTATATCACCTTCACGCCATTGCTCGGCATGTCGGCGGTGGTGTCCAAGTTTCTGATGCCGGAGGGTCAATGAGCCGCCACGTCACTTCCATGACGATCGACGACGTGGATCACTACACAGACGAGGAAAAGGCGCGCATCATTGCGAGCTATCCCGCACATGAGCGGGAAGCGCGCACCAAGGGCATCCCGACCATGGGATCGGGGCGCGTCTTTCCGGTCGATGAAGACAAGATTAAGTGCGATCCCATAGCAATCCCGGCGCATTGGCCGCAGATCATCGGCGTTGATTTCGGCGTCGATCACCCGTTCGCGGCTGCTCGATGCGCCTGGGATCGTGATGGCGACGTGATCTATCTGACGCACGGCTATCGCCAGCGCGGCGGCTATGACAATGGAGAATGGACTGGCAACCCGGCCTATCACGCGACGACCTTGCGTTCCTGGGGCGAATGGATACCCGTGGCATGGCCACATGACGGACTGCAACAAGATCGCACGTCGGGCAAGCCGCTGTCTGAGCTCTACAAAAGCCATGGCCTTAACATGCTGGCCGAAAAGGCGACGCATATCGACGGTTCGAATTCCGTCGAGGCGGGTCTGATGGATATGCTGACACGAATGCAAACTGATCGCCTGAAGGTGTTCAGCAATGTCGGCGCGTTTTTCGAGGAATATCGGATGTATCACCGCAAGGAAGGCAAGCTCGTGAAAGAACGCGACGATCTTATCTCTGCCTTCCGCTATGCGGTGATGATGCTGCGGTTTGCAGAGACCAAACCAACCTACGACCTGGGCCTGTCTGTCGGTGCTGGTGGCGATTGGATGGGAGCATGACGCTCACGGATCAATTAAGCTATTGTTCCATAAGTGGAATTTTCACTTGGTCGCGAAACAAGCGCGGGCATGTGAAAGCGGGAGATCGGGCTGGGACTGTGAACGGCAAGGGCTATAATGGAAGACATCGTTAAAGAGGCTCGCGAAGCGCTCGCCACGTCCTACGAATATGATCGCAACAACCGTGAGCAGGCGGTCGAGGATCTGCGCTTTACGGCGGGCTTCCAGTGGTCCGATGCGGCGCAAGCCGAGCGCAAGGGCCGGCCGATGATAACAATCAACAGATCGGGCCAGTTTCTGCGGCAAGTCTCCAACCCGATCCGCCAGAACATGCCGATCATCAAGGTCGAGCCCGATCGCGACGATGATGATGACATGGCCGAGATCGCTAACGGCCTGCTGCGGCGGATACAATATAACTCTTCAGCGTCTCATGTGTACGCGCAAGCCGTCGAGCACATGGTTGCATGTGGCATCGGCTGGATGCGCGTTGTGCACGATTACGAGGATGATGGGTCATTCGACCAAGAGATCCTGATCAAGCGGATTTTCAACCCTTTGAGCGTATATCCCGATCCGGCCTCGCTCGAGCCGGCGCGCGATGACATGCAATGGTGCTGTGTCTCCGAGATGATCCCGCTCGAGAGCTACAAAAAGCGCTGGCCAAAAGCCGGCCTCGACGGCATAGACAGCCCGGATCTCGATGGGGGAGATCTTGCGTGGTCAACGGGCGATTTCGTCCGCATTGCTGAATACTGGCGGCGCGTTCCCTATGATCGCGAGATCGCCCAGCTTGCCAATGGTCAATCTTACGAATTGACCGAGATGGGCCGCTCTCAGGTCGAGCAATTGAGGGCGTCGGGCCTCGTTGTCAACGTGCGGACGATCAAGGGCTACAAAGTCACCATGAATAAGGTGTCCGGGCGCGACATCCTCGAGGATGAATATGAGTGCCCGAGCAAGTGGATACCGATCATCCCCGTCATCGGGACGGAAATCCCGATGGATGAGGGCGTTTACAGGCACGGCCTGATCCGCTTCCAGCGCGAGCCGCAGCAGCTCCACAATTACTTTATGAGCGTCGCCGCCGAGGCGATCGGGCAGCAACCCAAGTCGCCCTACCTCGTCACGCCTAAGCAGATCGGTGAATTCAAGGCTTTGTGGGATAACGCAAACCGCAACGCGACGCCATATCTGCCTTATACGCCTGATCCAATCGTGCCCGGTGGCGCTCCCCAGCGCATCCCGCCGCCGCCGATGCCAGCCTCGTTAATCCAGATGGCGCAGATGCTTTCTGAGGACATGAAGGCAACGACAGGCATCTATGATGCGGCGCTCGGCGCGCGATCGAATGAAACCTCGGGCGTTGCCATTGCTCAAAGGCAGGAACAGGGCAGCCAAGCGACAGCGCATTTTGTCGATAACCTCGAGCATAGCCTGGAACATCTTGGCCGCGTGCTGATCGATATGATCCCCAAGGTCTACGATACCGAGCGCGATCTGCGTTTGCGCACCGAGGACGATCGCGACGAGACAATCACGATCAACAAGCCGCTTTATCAGTATGGCGAGCAGCAAGTTAAGCACAACGATCTGACGCAGATGCGGTTCAAGTCTGTGAAGGTGATCTTGGGGCCGAATTACGCCTCGCGGCGTCAAGAGGCGGTGCAAAATCTGGTGCAGCTTGTCCAGGCGCTTCCGGGTGTCGGCGAGGTCGGTGCCGATCTGATCGTGAAAAACATGGATTTCGAGGGTGCCGAACAGCTCGCCGATCGTCTGCGGGCGCTGTTGCCGCCGAATGTGCTGCAAGCTGAGAACCCCGACGAGATGCAAGCTCAAGCGCCGCCTGATCCGATGGCGATCGCGCAGCAGCAAATGATGATGGAACAGCAGGCAAAGCAGGCTGAGAACCAAAATCAACTGCAATTCGAGCAAGAAAAGCAGAGCGTCCAGATCGATGCCAAGCGCGCGCAATACATGCTCGATCTCGAGGCTAAGAATGCCGAAAACCAGATGATGTTAGAGAACCGGCAGGCGATGCTGACGCTGGAAAGCCAGTTCAAGCTCGCTGCCGAGGCGGCCAAGGCGAAGGGCGATAAGAACGCCCAGCAACAGACAAAGCTGCTCTCGACGTTAGCGCAGATGATGACCGCGCCGAAACGTGTCGTGCGCGATGAGAATGGGCGTCCGGTCGGTGTCGAGACAATCGCACCGGCCCTAAGTACTGAGTCACGCGAACAGGACAACACTGCCCTGTTGGATCAATTGGCCAAATCGTCGATGGCACCGAAGCGTGTGATCTACGACGAAAACGGCCGGCCTGTCGGTGTTGAGACACTGAACCAATCAAACGAGGAATAACATGGCTTTTCAATACAGTGTTACGGTGCGCGACGACAAGCTCGATTCATTCGAGACGACAGTCGGCACGAGCGCACGCATGAAGATCTTCACGGGCGCGCAGCCGGCCGATTGCGCCACTGCTGACAGCGGCACGCTGCTCGCTGATCTGTCGCTGCCCACCGATTGGATGGCGGCGGCCTCGTCCGGCACCAAGGCCAAGTCTGGCACCTGGGAAGATACCAGTGCGGACGGCACGGGCACCGCTGGGCATTTCAGGATCTACGAAAGCACGGCGACGACCTGTCACGCGCAGGGAAGCATCACCATCACCTCGGGCGGTGGCGATATGGAGGTCGATAATACCTCGTTTGCAACGGGGCAGTCATTTACTGTGACCACTTTCACGATCACCGCAGGCAACGCGTAATAGATATGCCGGATCTCCCCTGCCGGCTTATTGCCGTCGTCGGCGTGCCCTCTGGGGGCACGTCGGCAGCCACGGGCACGCTGACGAAAAACAAGTTCTACAACCGTGCCCATGATCATAGATTTTTTGAGGATGGACAGATTGCGAAGCTGTTTCGCTCTCGCATCTTCGAACTGCCGCACCGTCCTGAGTTCCCTAAGACAATCCACGATTTCGCTTACTATATGTTCAAGTACAAACAGGAAGCGATCGATGCCGGTTTCGATCGGGCGGTGGTCAAGCTGCCGTGGTTTCCGCTGTGGGAGCCTGAGCTCTTGATTAGACCATGCGGCGTTGAGATCGAGCCGCTGCTGGTCTGGCGCGATCCTGATGAAACGATGCGCTCGCTAGCGCGCCGCGGCATGGCAAAGCCAGATCCGCATTGGTTCGCGCACTTGGGCCAAGAGCGGGTGATGGAATTGCACATAAATTACGACTGGCCGCTGTGGGAGTTCGGCAAGACGGCGAGCGTCATCTATCTTGAGAAAGCGCTCGGCGTGAACCTGCCTAAAAAGCATTTCGACAATACGCTGGTGAGGGGCTGATGATCTGGGATCGGGCGCTATATGATCAGATGTATCGCGTGCCGCTCTGGACAACGGGCGTGCGCAATTACCCGAAAGTGCCATATGGTCATTATCACTGGTGGTCAACGCGCGCCATGATCGCGCGCAACGTCGCGGCGATGCAAAAGCTGCCCGGGTTCGCGCAAGTGTCCGACGTGGCGATTGTCGGCGGTGGGTTTGGCTGGTCGTGCGATGTGCTCGCCGGCCTCGGCATCAACGCCATCAGCGTGGACATCTCGCCTTATGTGCTCGCCACCAAGGATCAGAGCGAAGAGGCAGAGATTAGGGAAAATCTGGTGAAGTTCGGCTTCGATCCCGACAATCTGCCCGAGCTCGTGATCGGCAATGATGTGGTTGACCCTTGGGCCTATTGGCTGCGGCCGGAAGGAAAGCGCGCTGTGGCAACGGTGGTCGACGAGGATCTATCAACCACTACCAGCCGGCGCAATGTTAAGCAGACGCTCGGCAATAACATCGACTGCATCGTGAGCGAATTCGCGCTCGATAGCTATGCGGCGGGCGACGAGGATGGTCCTGCTCTGCTCGCGGAGCGCTGCGATGATCTGAGACCTAACCCGGCGTGCACGGTGCTGCACATCATCCAGCCCAACGTAAACGACACCTTCCTGAATTGGAAGACCGCAGCACAATGGAGGACATTTCTCGACGGCCTTGGCTTCAACGATCACTGGGTCGTTGATATGAAGGGCAGTGTGCTGTAATGGCGCTTCCGACAACGATTTCAGGAGCATTGTGGCCAACTCAGGGTTCTGGCAACCTTGGCCCGTTTCTATACGGAACAAGTGTATATATATGCACCAATGATGCTGGCGGCGTCGTCATGTTTAAGGCGACAGATCCAACATCGTCATTTTCAGAAGTAGATGCCAGCAACGCTCCGACTGGAGCCAGTCAACAGTATTACATGGATAGCTATTTTGATGGCACATACATCCATGTGATGTGGGTGACACAGACCAATCCATCAACAATTTATGCTAAATTTGATTGTTCATCTGATTCATGGGTTGATGCGTCTGACTACGGCGGCATAGGCGGAGCACATTCTCGGACACTATATGTCCCATCAGACAGCCCAACAACTTTCTGGGGCGGCATTACCGTTCGTTCTGATGGCGATGTTATTGTCGTCCATCCCGGCGAAAATTACTCCAACATGGGCGGCGCGACGCAAACGGTTTACTATTCGCGTATTGAGGGAACGAGCCTGACAGCAGGCACCAGCGTTGCCGATAGCGGCGGGAAAAATGACAACTATTTGTATGCCTATGTGGTCATGGGTAGCAGTGATCAGTGTCATTTTGCGTATGTGCGGGATACGGACAGCGACTTCTATCTGCGGGCGTTGAGCAGTGGGAATGCTCTTAGGACGCAGAGAACGAATGCTGGAACATATGGAGGCGTCAGCCGTGGCGTCTTCAACGTGAGGGCATCGGACAGGATTTGTTTTTCAGTTTACGGCACTTCGACAACTATTTATTCGATAAAGTTCACTCATTTTACTGACGATTCATCCCCCTCATTTGAGGAAGACATTGCCACAACGCCTTCAATAGCTACAACACACCCATTTAATGGGTCACTTTGTAACGATACTCTAAATGAGTACAACTATATTGCCAACATATACACTGGCGATTCTGACATTTATATTGATAGCGACGTTGGCACTGATCCTCCATCATGGAATGGACTGAACAGCGGGAGTGTTATTTTTTCTGGCATAACTGCTGTTGGCGTATCAGCCAACATATTTACCAGAGACAATAATCGTGTTTTTGCGTGTTTGTATAATGATTCTGGAACAGTCAAATACGATGAGTTCACCTTGTATGCCGTGTCCTCCGCCACATCCAAACCCTTCCGACGCCGCGCTGTGCGGTTCGCTCCTATGAGGTTCTAAATGTCACGGATCTACACCGTTAGCTACTCCGGCACGATCACGAATGCCGGGGGCAATACCGATCTGCTTGAGGTGCTGCCGGCGACAAACAAGCCGGTGAAGCTGCGCGGATTCAGCTTTTCGCAAACCTCTGAAGTCGGCGACAGCGCTGAAGAGGGCTTGCGGATCTCAATTCTGCGCCTGCCGGCGACGGTCACATCAGGGTCGGGCGGAACGTCTGTCACGCCGCGTCCGATGGATACGGCGGACGCTGCGGCGGGCGCGACATGCGAATGCAACAATACGACGACCGCGACGACGACCGGCAGTGCTCTGACGCTGGCCGAGCTCGGGTGGAACATCCGTAACTCGCCTTATGACTTCTGGTTTCCCGATGCGCAATATGCGCCCAAGGCCAAGAATGGCGAAGGCTTGATTGTGCGCCAGCAAACCACGGCGGCGGATGATTACTCGGGTCTGTTCACCTTCTGGATCGAAGAGGAATAAGCCCGTAAATGGCACGGTGGATCAAGCGGCGTCCGTTTAGAGGCCCGGGCCTTTATCGGAGGCAACACCGCTTTCCCCCGCGTTCGTTCGTTGCTGGTCCCGTAACGGCTGACGCCGCCATTACGGAAGCCGACGACACCTTATCGAGCGCGGCCGCCCTAGCGATCGAAGGCACTGCCTCGATCACAGAAGCCGATGATACAACAAGCGCGACAGGTGCGCTTGCTATCGCGGCCGATGTTGCGGTTACAGAAGACGACGATACCCTTAGCGCTGTTGGCACTGAAAATAAGTCTGGCACGGCAACGATAACAGAAGACGACGATACGGTTTCATCGTCTGCCGTTATCACGATCGAAGGCACTGCCAGCATAACCGAAGAGGATGATACCCTATCCTCGACGGGCGAAATCACGCTGACTGCCGACGCTGCTATTACCGAAGCCGACGATAGCCTAAGCGCAACCGGCACGATCGACATCACGGCCGACGCGGCGATCACAGAAGAGGACGATAGTCTATCCTCTACGGGCTTCGTCACCACGAACGGCACGGCCTCGATAACTGAGGACGATGATACTGTCTCCTCTGTTGGTTTGGTGGCGATCGAGGGCATCGGTGCCGTTGAGGAAGATGATACCGTCTCGGCGACGGGCGAGATCACGATCGAAGGCACCGCCTCGATCACGGAAGATGATGATACGGTTTCGAGTGCTGGCGCTGTTGCGATTACGGCTGACGCCTCGATTACTGAAGACGACGATACGCTTTCAGCCGATGGCTATCATACGCCGATCACGGCAGATGCGGCTATTACCGAGGATGACGATACCGTTTCGGCAACCGGAACGATCGACATCACGGCGGATGCGAGCATTACCGAAGCCGATGATACGGTATCAAGCACGGGCGATCTGGCGATCGTCGCCACGGCGTCGATTACAGAAGACGATGATAGCCTCTCGAGCTCTGCCGATCTTCTGATCGACGCCACGGCAACGATTACTGAAGACGATGATACGCTCTCGGCGGCCGGCGAAGGCCCGCAAGTTGTTGTCGGCGATGCGGCGATTACCGAAGCAGACGACACGCTATCATCGACGGCTGCGCTGGCGATCGATGGCACGGCCAGCATAACGGAGGATGATGATACCGTCTCGGCGACGGGCGTGGTGGCCATCGAGGCAACCGCGACGATTACCGAAGCTGATGACACCGTCTCGAGCACGGCGACAATCGCGACGACCGGCACCGCAACGATTACCGAGGACGATGATACCGTCGCCTCGATCGGTCTGGTTGCGATCGAAGGCATCGGCGCGGTCGAAGACGATGATACGGTTTCAGCAACCGGCGAAATCGACATCACTGCCGATGCGGCGATTACCGAGGCGGATGATACCTTATCGGCAACCGGTGCGGTTGCGATCACGGCAGACAGTTCCATTACCGAAGATGATGATACGCTCTCATCGACGGCTATTCATACGCCGATCACTGGCACGGCTTCCATTACCGAAGAGGACGATACACTAAGCGCAACCGGCGCGGTTGCGATCACCGCTGACGCATCCATAACCGAAGATGATGATACCGTCTCGAGCGCTGCGGCCCTGGCGATCGACGCAACGGCCACGATTACCGAGGATGACGATGCGGTAACTGCGGTCGGCGAGCTCGCCATCGCAGCAACCGCGACGATTACTGAGGACGACGATACCCTAACGGCGGTCGGCGATCTATCCGACGTGACCGGCGACGCGGCCATCACAGAAGCCGATGATACGCTGTCGGCGACGGGAGACGTGGCGATCGATGCCACGGCCACCATTACCGAGGCGGATGATAGCGTCTCGAGCACCGCAACGCTTGCCATCACGGGCGATGCGGCCATTACCGAGACGGATGATGTTACCGGCGTCGGTGAGCTCGCAATTACCGCAACGGCTTCCATAACGGAAGATGACGACACATTAAGCGCCACGGGTGCGCAGATCGTCTATGGCGATGCGGCTATTACAGAAGATGATGACACCGTCTCGGCAGCAGGGGAGTTGCCGCTGGCCGGCACGGCGACGGTTTCGGAAGATGACGATACGGTTTCCTCGGCAGCATCGCTTGCACTGTCGGGCACCGCATCGATTACGGAAGCCGATGATACCGTCGCCGCCGCTGGTGCTGTTGCGATCACCGCAGATGCGGCGATTACGGAAGATGACGATACGCTGGCATCGGCCGGGACCGGGGCGGATCGGACCGGAACGTGCGCGATCACCGAACAGGGCGATAGCTGTTCGTCAACGGCAGAGCTCTCCGGCGCGCCGCCGCAATTCTTCTCTTACGGAGGCCCGCCGCCGCGCAAGAAATACGGCGACGAGGACGACGAGCGGGAAGATTACGACGAGCCCGACGATCTCGAGGACGACGAGGACATCGCCGCTCGGGATGATACGCCCGACGAGGATGATGACGGCTCTTATGCCGAGCCTGAACCGTTAGCGGCCAAGGCTGCATCGCCTGAGATCATAAAGGCTGCCGCTGCTGCTGCCGCGCGCGACATGCGTGCTGCACGTGGCGACAGGCCAGCGCCGGCACCCTCGCCGGCTGTCTTGGAAATGATGGCGCAGATGGAGGCCGAGGATCAGGCCCGCGCCGCAGAAATCGCTCGTATGGAGGCTCTGCTCTTGCAGCAGGCCGAAGACGACGAAGTTATCGCGTTGTTGTTGCTGACCGCGTAAACGCCGCCTTAACAGGCTGGAAGCCAAGGGGACAAAATGAGCACGATCGAAGACACCGCGCAGGAGCAGGTTACTCCTGAAGTCGAGGCAGAAGCCACGGCGACCAAAAACGTATCGAGTGCCGAGCCGTCTGAAGCTGATGCCGAGGACGCCGCCGATCAGACTGAGGCGAAAGCCGATGATGCTGAGACGGATAAGGAAGACGACGCCAAACCCAAGAAGCGACGCAATGAGCGCAACCGGCAACGGTGGCGGGACATGAAATCGCAACTTTCACGCGCTGAACGGGAAATCGAGCGTTTGCGTGGCTATGAAAAGCCCGATTTTTCCAAGATCGAGGACTATGACGAGGCGCTGGCCGAAAGGACGGCGCACAAGGTTCGCGAAGCATCGCTTAAAGATCAGGAAGAACAGCTTAACAGCACCCGACAGGATGCTGTCGAGGCTATGACGAAAGCCTGGGAAGAAAGCGTAGAAGACGCGAAACAGCGTTATCCAGACTTCGACGAAAAGTTCAACGACAAGGTGCCCGTGCATCGATCGGCCGTTCCACTTTTAGTGGATGCCGAGGATGGCGCGGACATCGCCTATTGGCTCGCTTCTAACACGAAGGCTGCCGCCGAGCTCTACGACTTGTTCGAAACAAGCCCGGCTCAGGCACTTATGAAGATGGGAGAAATACGCGGGAAGCTCTCGCGTCCGACTTCCAAGAAAGCATCAACCGCCCCTAAACCGGCCAAGACGATCGCAGGCGGGCAAAACCCTCTATCCTTCGATCAGTCAAAGGCCAGCATCGATGAGATGGCAGCGCACCTGAAAAAAGCGGGCATCATCAACTAGGGGCTTTTGCCAATAGGATAAGAGGCAATGGCTAATACCACTTTGACTGCGGACATCGTCGCCAAGGCGGCGCTGCCGATCCTCGAGAACGAATTGGGCTGGGTTAACCAGCTTTATCGTTCGCCCGAAGAGGAGTTCAACAAGAATGTCAACGGCTACAAGATCGGCGACACGCTGTCGGTCCGTCGGCCGGCTGACTTCACGGTGCGTTCTGGTGCGACCTTGTCAACGCAGGACGTGATCGAGGGAAAAACCACGATCACGATCGATCAGCAGATCGGCGTCGATTTTCAGTTCTCGTCAACCGATCTGACGCTGAAGGTCGAGGACATGGCCACCCGGATCATCAAGCCGGCCATGAGCTCGATCGTCAACTACATGGCGAACGATCTCGCTACTCAGATGTATACGGGCTTTTATAACTGGGTCGGCACGGCGGGCGAAACCGTCAACTCCTATGCAGACTTCGCCAAAGGCCCTGAGCGTCTGGACGAGCTCGCAACGCCGATGGATGGGCGGCTTGCCCTTCTGTCGCCGGCCGATCATTGGGGGCTCTTGGGCTCTCAGACGGCACTCTATAACGGATCGCTGGTGAGCTCTGCCTATACCAAGGGTTCGCTCGGTGAGATCGGCGGCGTGGCCACCTACATGAGTCAGGTAGTGCCAAGTCACACCACTGGCTCGCGTGATAATAGCACGCCTCTGACCGATGGCATCGATCAGAACGTGACTTACGACACGGCTAAAAATACGTGGACACAGTCGCTTGTTACAGATGGGTGGGATTCGTCCGCAACCATCACCGCGGGCGATGTGTTTACGATCGACGGCGTGTATATGGTCAATCCGAAAACCAAAGCATCGACGGGGATTTTGCAGCAGTTCGTCGTAACCGCTGCTGTCACCGCTGATGAAACCATCACCAACGACACGACGCTGACGATCTCGCCCCCGATCATCATTTCGGGACCACATCAGACGGTGACTTACTCGGGCACCACTGACGGGCGCACGATCACGAACGTCGGCACGGCGTCAACCGCGTACAAGCAAAACATGGTCTTCCACAAAAACGCGATGGCGTTGGCTGTGGTGCCCATGGAAATGCCGGCCGCTGCTTATGGGGCGGCGCGTGAGAGCTACAAGGGTCTGTCGGTTCGTGTCATCCCGATCTATGACGGCACGAATGACATCTCCAAGTGGCGCTTGGATCTGCTCTATGGGCGCAAGCTCATCGATCCGCGTGTCGGCACCCGTCTGTCGGGCACCGGCTAAACCTAACGGGGCGGGGGACATCTCCCGCCCCTCTTTATGAAGGGGCACAATGGAATTACTGCTAGGCGCTGGATCTTCGCGCATCAAGAAGGTCGCCATGCCGGGACAAAAGGACTGGCGCAAGCTCGTTACCCTCGATCTGTTCGACACGCACAAGCCAGATGTTGTGTGGAACATGGAGGACCGGCCGCTTCCATTCGAGGCCAACACCTTCGATGAGATCCATGCTTACGATGTCCTCGAACATCTGTCGCATCAGGGCGATTGGGAAGGGTTCTTTGCCGAGTGGTCTGAGTGGTACAGGCTCTTGAAACCGGGCGGCATGATCTTCGCGATTAGCCCACATTGGTCGAGCCCCTGGGCGTGGGGCGATCCGGGGCATCGTCGCGTTTACGGGCCGGAATTGCTGACGTTCTTAGAGCAACCGGAATATGAAAAGCAGGTCGGGCGCACGCCGATGACCGATTATCGCTCGCACTGGAAAGGGGATTTTGAGCCCGTCCATATGGATGTGCAGAAGGGCGGGCAATTCGTTTACGTCTTGAAGGCACATAAACCAGCGAGGGGCCAATGAAACGCAAAGTCTTTATAGCGCTGCCGTGCTACTCGGGCAGCCTTGCCGTCTTAACGTATAAGTCGCTGATGCACGATATGTTCAGGATCGCGCTGGGCGGGACTGAGACGCGCATCTTCGACGAGATCGGGCACGCTGACATCTACTTGCTTCGCGCGCAAATGCTGTCGCACTTCCTCGACGACAAAGAGGCAACCGATCTGGTGATGATCGATTCAGATGTCGGCTGGGAACCGGGCGGGCTGATGAAGCTCTTGAGCCATGATGTTGACTTCGTCGCGGGCGTCTACCCCAAGCGGCAAGATCCGATCCGGTTCATGTTCCGCTCCGAGCTCGATCACGGGCAGGACACGCTGATGGGCGATCCCAAAACCGGATTGATCGAGGTTTGGGGTGTTCCGGGCGGGTTCATGCGGATCAGGCGGCAGGCGGTCGAAAAGATCGTCGAGGCCAATCAGGACTTGATTGCCCGCGATGGCGAGGGCGCTGTGTGTCGGGTGTTTGATCCCTACTGGATCAGGCCCGAGGGCGAGATCCCGAGGGTCTTGTCGGAGGATTATGCCTTCTGCCAGCGCTGGCGCGACATCGGCGGCAAGGTCTTTATCGATGCCACGATCTCGATGGCGCATGTGGGAACGAAAGCCTACATGGGCCGGCTCGGCGAATGGAATGAAGAAAAGCCAGCGGAGGCCGCCGAATGAAGCTGGCCGATCTGCAACGCAAGTATAGCTGGGGCCTGATCCCGCAATGGGAATTGGCCAAGCTGTCAACGGAAAAAATTGGAAACCCCCCGACAAATGGCGACATTCCGAAACGTCGCCGTGGTCGGCCGCCCAAAAAACGCGAGGGAATAGATGGCGACGGTTCAGGAACTAGCGACGCGGGCGCTGCGGCGGATACGGATCGTTTCGCCGGACGAAACGCCTTCGCCGGCCGACATTACGGCAGCGACCAACGCTCTCAATGAGATGATCGCGAGCTGGGAGGCCTATGGGCTGTCCGGCGACATGCTGCCGCTCGATCCACGGTTCGAAAAGGGCATGATCGCCATGCTGGCGCTGCGTCTCAGCGATGACTATGGGAAAGAACCTACCGCGCTGTTGGCGCGCGATGCCGATGAAGGGTGGTCAACGATCCGCGGCGCTTACTTCGCCGTGCCGTTCTCTGAATTCGATGTCTCGTTGACGGAGACGGGACAAGAATACCCCTCGACCGAAACCGTGCTCGGCAATGATCCGCTTCCCTATGGGGTATGGCAGGCATCGACAACTTATTACATTCGTCAGTTCGTCGAGTGGCAGGGTAACATCTACGAATGCACAACGGGCGGATTGAGCGGGTCAACAGGTCCGACCGGCACCGATACGGAAGTGACGGATGGCACCGTGACATGGTGCTGGCGTCGTTCCTCTGGCGTTATCACAACGGAGAGCTGATATGCCGCTGGTGCCAATTCAGCTTCCCAGCCGATCGAACCCCTCGCGGTTTACCCAAGGCGGATCGACCGATCTCGTCAACTGCATCGTGGAAGACATCGGACAAGAGGGCAAATCGCAATTGGCGATCTATGCCGCCGATGGCTTGCAAGGGTTTGCGGCGTTTGCCGGCATCACGGGCGGGATACGGGCGGCGCTCGAGGTCGATGGGGCGCTCTATGTGGTCGCGGCAACGCAACTGTGGAAGATCCTAGAGAACGGCGATGTCACATCGCTCGGCTCTATGTCGATCTCGGCGAGCGCGCCCGTTTACATGGCGCGCAACCGCCGATCGACGCCCGACATCGCGATCGTCTGCGATGGGGTCATGTACTATTACCGCACGTCGTTGGCGCAAGTGGTCGATGTCGATCTGCTCGCGCCGCAGTCGCTCGATGTGGTCGATGGGCAATTCCTGATCGGCACCGCCGACAACAAGTGGCAGATCGGCGACATCGATGATGCGAGCTCATGGGATGCGCTGTCGTTCGAACGCGCGGATGCTTCGCCGGATGCGATCGTGCGGGTGTTTTCACGTCAAAACGAGGCGCTGATATTCGGGGAATACACTTGCGAATTCTGGCGCAACGTCGGCGGTGCGGATGCAACCGGCTTTGAGCGCTCTGCTGTGATGGATCTGGGGTGCCTTGCCGAGCAATCGGTTGCGCGCATCGAACAGACGATCGCCTGGGTGGCACATGATCGCACGGTGCGCTTGATCAACGGCTATGCGGGACAAAGGATCTCGACGCCAGCGGTGGAACGCGACATCGAGGGTCTGGCCGATACGTCCACCATCCGGGGGATGAGCTGGACGCGCGACGGGCACTCTTACTATGCAATCACGTCGGACGATTGGTCTTGGCAATATGACACGCTCTCGGGCGGATGGACGCAGCGCCGGAGCAAGGATTCATTCGGTGCCGATAAACCTTGGACGATCGTTACCACAACGGAAGTCTTCGGGAAGGTGATTGCAGGCGACCGCGACGATCCCATCGTTTATGATATGTCATCGGATTTCAACAACGAGGCGGGCACGCCGATTGTTATGGAAATCACGCTCGCGCCGGTTCACGCCTTCCCGCATCCGATCACGGTGAACGCGATCTATATCGACGTGGAAAAAGGCGTCGGCCATGATTACGATCAGGCGGCGCAAGTGACAGATGCCGGCCTCAATCCTGAGATCGTGCTCTCATGGTCGCGCGATGGCGGTGCAACCTTCACCGGCCGCCGCGAAATCCGCATCGGACGTGATGGCGAGCGCCGCGTGCGTGTTCGCACGCACCGGCTCGGGCAGGCCAATCAGGACGGCTATGTGTTCAAGCTGCAATGTTCGGCGGATGTCGCGCGTGCTATTTATGGGATGCAGGCCGACATCGAGAGGGATCGCATCTGATGCCGATACCGAGCCCTTCAAGCAACGTCAATTCGCCTGAATGGTATCGGTTCTTCCTAGATCTCGATCGCCGGGTGCGGCGGCTGCAAAGCGGATCTCTGACAACATTCATCGCCACGGCGGCCAATCAGGATTACACCATTCTGGTCAACGCGCCCTATGCGGTCACGATCGATGCGATCACAACGGTGTGCAGTTCCGGCACCTGTACGCTGACGGGCAAGATCAATACGACGCCTTTGGGCGGCACGGCGAATTCGGTTTCCTCGACGGAAGAAACGCAAACCCACACAAGCGATAATGTCGTGTCGGTGGGCGATGATGTGGTGTTGACGATTTCGAGCAATTCAGCAGCGGTCAATGTAGCGGTCACGGTCGCCTACACGGCGCGGTTAACTTAGCGAGGCACAAATGGGCTTTTTCTCCAATCTGACGGGCGGCGATACCCGAAAAGACATCAACAAAGCCTATAAGCAGGCGAGCGGCCAGCTTGCAACCGGCTACGAAGGTCTGCAATCCGGTTATGGCGAGGCGATCGGGACGATTGACCCTTACGCCCAGCAGGGCGGGCAGGCCAACGCCTTCTATTATGATCTGCTCGGTTTGAACGGTCCCGAGGCGCGTGCTGCCGCGCAACAGACGATCGCCTCAGATCCGGCCTATCAGGGCCAGCTTGCACAAGACAGCAATGCGCTCTTGCGGGCGCTCAATGCGCGCGGGCAATCTGCGGGCGGTTTGTCGGCGCTGACGGGCGCGCGGGTGGGGCAAGAAGGCTACCAGAACTGGATTAACCGTTACCGCGATGCAGGCCAGCAAGGCTTTCAGGCTGCGGGTGCCAAGGCTGGATTGCAGCAGGGGCTCGGCGATGCGGCCTATGGCTATGGCGGCACGCTCGCGAATATGGCGATCGGCAAGGGCCAAGCGATCGGCGCAACACGCAACACGGGCATGAACAATCTGCTCGGCGCGCTGGGGGCTGGGGCGAACCTTTATGCCACGGCAAGCGGCATTCCGAAGAAATAAGGATCATCATCGATGGCCAACTACATGCTCCCGATCCAGCAGTTCCAGCCGATCAACGCGGCGATTGATTTTAACCCGCTCAATCAGGGGCTCGGCG